TTTTGATTATACTCACGTCTTTCTGTCAAACATTTCCTTTGCAATTAATTATTTATGTGTAGGATATCATTCAGTCTTGTTATTGTAAATTAGTAAATTCATATAATTGGTTATAAATAAAAGCTATAACAATAAAATTGAAATTCTTTGCTTTAATCGGCAATACATATAAATACAACGACTAAATAAAGCAAAAATATTCCATAAAGATACGGATTGACTTTTATCAAATTTTTTTATATACTTAAAGGTACTGGGGCATTAGCGCAGTTGGGAGCGCGCCACACTGGCAGTGTGGAGGTCGGGGGTTCAAGTCCCCTATGCTCCACCAAAGAACGCGTACTCGAACACGCAGATCTATGTCTTGGAGTCAGTGTTCGTGTTAGTTATGAAGCTGCCGGCAGCATAGAGCTGGCGCGATATAAAAATAAAAAAGCCCGCCCTTCGGAGGACATCCGGAGAGCGGGTTTTTGTGTGTTGTTATTAGACGAGCGTCAGGTCTGAAGTATTCACCCAGCTGACGATCTCCTTCAGGAGAGCCTTGCCTGTTCCGAGCTGCTGCACGGTGTAGGTATTGGCCTTCACCCAGTCGGGGATCTTCTGGCCGGTACTGTAATTGGTGGCGCTGCTCTTGATCTTGACCTTGCTGCCGACCTCGATCTTCTTGGCCGGTGCTGGTGCGGTTCCAGCAGCCACCTGAGTGCCGCCGGTTGTTGTGACATAGGTGTCAAAGCCAGCAGCCTTTAGCTTTGCGGCCATGGCGTCGGCGTTTGCTTTCTGAGAATATGCCCCGACTTGCACCCTGTAAAGGTTCCCGGACTGCTTCATGATAGCATCGAAGCCGGCGGCTTTTACTTTCGCGAGCTGCGCGTCAGCGTTCGCTTTATTCCCGAAGGCTCCGGTCTGCACATAGTACAGAGTGCCGGATCCTGTGGAAGGCGAAGCAGCTGCCCTGAGTCTTTTGTTTACCTCGTCCGCAATATATCCGTGCCTTTCGTACAGATAGTCGCCGGGACATGACTTGTTTGCGAACCAGCGGTGGACGGTCATGTTCTGCTTGTCGACCTGACCGATCAGGCTCTTGTCACCCTTCCAAAGGAGCTTCTTGATCCCGTTCCTCTTGCATATGTCAGTGCAGAGCTCGATCAATGCAGCAAGAGCCTTGTCTGTGACTGCATAGGGGTGTGTTGTATCGCTGGCCACCTCGATCGTGATCGCCCGGTTATCGTTGGAGCTGGAGGAGGTACACCATGAGCGATCTTTCTCCTCGACATACATCCCGATCCGGCCGTCGGGGCCTATTCCATAATTGGAGCTGGCCTGCCGACTTGGTGCTGCAAAAATATCTCCGAGTGTCTCGACTGAGCATTGACCGACGACGCAGTGGATCGTTATAGTGTCGATCGCGTGCTTCCTCGGGCTTGTCTTGTTGGGCGATATTCTGGTATAGCTGACTAATGGGCTATTGCTCATCATCATCGTCTCCTTTCCCGTTTGATAATTCATCGAGAGCTTCAGGGGTTAAATCCTTTTCCTCTGTGAACTTAATTTCATCCATGCCTATCCCTCCTTTTCATTGGATGCTTTCATCACTTAACTCCTCACCGCTGGCCGCGTTTTCCATATACTTCGGCAGCTTGATCTCGTTCTCTTTTTGAGCTTTCCGGTAATAGAAGCCGGTGGCTGTCGCCAGCTCTGCAAAGACAGAGGGGATCAGGTAGGCCAGAGGAGAGAGATCTCCGGTTCTCCAGATCATAACGCAAGCAAAAACGGCCACCGATATGGTGACCGTAGATATGCCGACGAATATGACCTTGGAGAACTCAATCTTCTTTTTTCTTGAGCTTTTGCGCTTTCTGCTCATGCTGTTCGCCTCCGTTATTCGATAATAAGGCCGATCTCACTGTTGAGCTGCTGGACGGCCGCCTCGATCATGGCGTCAATGGCATCTGTGTCGACGGTGAAGCCGTTTTTCTTCAGGAACTCAATGACGTAAGCCTTTTTCTCTGCGCCACGGCCCGCACCTTTATAGAGCTGCTCGGCTGCTGCGACTGCGATCTTCACCCATGCGCCGATCTCTTTGCGCTGCTGCTCCGTGGTCTTGCTCTTGATCCACGGCACCAAAAAAGCCGTGATCACCGCTGCGATGATAGCGATCACCGCGTTGATTACTGGGGTAATGTCGATCATTCTCGTTTCCCTCCTTTTACTCGTTTAATGAGTTTCGTGCCCTGACAACGGTTTGCCCGTGGTCTCTTTCGAGGTGTTCGTTGAGCCGGTTGTGCTCCATCTTTGCGGACTCGTAGCCCTTGGCTGCTGTGCCTGCAATAGTGACAAGCTGGTTGCTGAGCTCGTCGATCCTGCCCTCGAGACGCTTGACGTCATCGTTCAGGCGTGTCTCGATACGTTCGACGCTCTCCTTGATGTATTTCAGGTCAGTCGCCAGACTGCCGGCCTCCTTTCCCTCTGCTTTGTGGGCTGTCGCTCGGCCTATGTAGAAGCCGGCGAGAGATAGGGCGCAGCCCACGACTGCGATGACTGTGCTCAATTCGCTCATAGGCTACCACCTCCTTCAGTTCTGTGCATCGTCGGATCCCTCCATTTCTGGTGTTGTTCTCTTGAACACCACCGTTTGTGACAATTTACGGCGCAGGCCGTAGCTGTTGAAGTGCTGCATAGCTCCATAATAGGACTGGACTGTGGCGTTGACCTTCTCGAGACTCATGCGTCCCGCTGCGTACTCTTTGGCCACATATTTCAGCCGGCTCATGAGTTTGCGCAGGGATTTCTTCTTGTACTTCCGATGCGTCGGAAATATCCTGAAGCCGACGAACTCGATCCCGGACTTCACTTTCCGGATGGCCGTCTTGTTGTTCAGATGGAGCCTGAGCTCCTCGTTGAGGAATACCTCGATCCTGTCCTTTACCTCGTGCAGATATTTCTTGTCTTGGTGCAGGATGATCACGTCATCCATGTACCTGATGTAATAACGGAGCCGGAGCTCGTGTTTTGCGAATTGATCGAGCTCGTTGAGGTAGATATTTGCGAACAGTTGGCTCGTCAGGTTGCCGATCGGCATCCCGACCTCCATGAGCCGGTCAGCCTTGTCGCATTGGTCAGGGCTCAGGCCCAGCGGCAGGCCGAAGGCCGTATGCTCGCAGTTAATGATCGTACCGAGCAGCCAGAGGAGATCCTCGTCGTCAATTTTCCGGCGCAGGATGTCCATGAGTGTCCGGTGATCTACACGGTAAAAATATTTGCTGATGTCGAGCTTCAGGTAATACCATTCGCTCGGCTTTCTGTCGACTGCACGCATCCAGTATTGAAGGCGGTCAGCTGCCCGGTGAGTTCCCTTGCCTTCCCGGCAGCTGTAAGAGTCATAAATGAATTGCTTATCAAATAGGTGGTTTATTTGCCGGTATATAGCCCACTGCACGACGCGATCCCTGAATTGTAGTGCCATGATCAGGCGCTTTTTAGGCTCGTAGACATAGAACTCGCGGTACCGGCCGACCTTGTAGGTGTGCCACATGAGCTCGTTCTGGAGCTGGATCAGGTTTTCCTCGAGGTGCGCCGTAAAGTGAGCCACGTCATCCCTGAACCATTTGCCGCGAGCTGCCTCTCTGTACGCGTTGTAGAGGTTGTCCCAGCTGTAAATGTCCTTGTAAATGTTCGATATTTTTGCCATCTGTCTCCCTCACAATATTGACGCCATGCGTGGCAATACCCGGAGGCTGCTTTTGGGTTTGTAGCTTCCGAGTCCGGTCTCCCGGCGCGCCTGCCTTCATGGCAATTTAATCTTTTGCCCCCTGTTTACTCAGGAGGCAGGGAGATGCGCCCCTTTGGCCTTGGCGTTGTCCTTCGCCCTTGAGCGTTAAGGCTTCTAACATTCAGGCCAGAGCGGAGCGGAAGCCGATGTTCGTGTTGACGTTCGACCGAGGGTTGTTGCCGTTCATGTAGAACACACCAGCGTTCGACGTGTTGTTCCAGTTGCCGCCACGATACGCGAGCCGCTCGATTTTATTCGGCGCATCCCCCGCAGGTGCTATTTAGTGGATTTTATCCACTTGCCGAGGAGGCGGCCGATCTCGTTGATTTCCTTCGACCATTCCTCATGCACACCTGTGGAAATAAGCCGTGCCTCTGGTGCGACTGCTATATCAATATAGGCCCGTAGAACTTCGAGCTCTGCGTCGATCTCCATCTGGTACGGTCTTTTGCTGTCTCTTGTCTTGTTCCCGAGTATAGTGAGCCGCAGGATCTTGTATTCGCTTTCCCGGATCGCAGCACCGAGGACGAACTTCTCGGGCTTTTTCATGTTCATGATGCGGGGCGTCGATTTCAGGATCATGCGGTTTATTCGCTGTTGTAGTATAAAATCGGCCATGTGTTCACCTCAAATATGGAAGGGCGTCCTTTGGTGGGACGCCCTTGTCAGATTATCAGATTGGCAGATCTCAGATCCCCGGAATGTAAGCGGAGCGGAAGCCGATGCCCGCGAGGACGCACGACCGAGGGTTGTCGCCGTACACGCAGAACACACCAGCGTACGACGTGCGGTGCCAGACGCCGCCACGATACGCGAGCCGCTCTCCGTTGTTCCTCATATATATCGAGTCGCCTCCATAATTGCCACCCGGCTCGTTAGGAAATAGACAGAGAACTTTCAAGAGCTCCGGAACATTCACGCCTTCGGCTGCTGTTAGCGATGCGAAGCTGACCGCACCATACGGAGTATCGTCTGTTTGAGGGTACTGGATCACGGTGTTCAGTCTAAAAGCCCCGCCTGCCGTTGGTGCCGCAAGGTAGTCCCACTTCAGTGTCCCGGGTGTACCCGGAGCCACCAGCGAACCGTCAGGCATAATTGCCTTCCAGAGCGTGCTATCAGGGTTTTGGTTTATCTGCATGGCTGCATTGTTGTCGGGTATGATCTGGATTTCCCCGTCGACCGTCCTGTATCCACCTTGCCACTCGTAGACGTTGCCATTCAAGTCCCATATGCCATCTTCTTGCCAGTTATCTGACCATGAGACTGGGCCGGAACCTGTGGCCACTCTGCAAACTCTTCCTTCGCCGTCGATATATGTCGGTATACCTGTTTCCCATGGGGCCGAGTGATCTTTGCCGTAGTTGTTGTTGCCCCTCGGCATCGTTCCGCGGTTCCTTGACTCCTGTGCAATAAAGGCATATTCGGCAATAGTCGGAAGGTGGAAGCCCGGGCCATTCGCCTCGCAGGCTGCCTTTGCGCTGTTGAAGTTTATGGAGTTTCCCGGATCCTGCATAGGCAGAGAGTAGGCTCTGCCCTTATATACGACGTTCAGGAACTTGCTGATGTAGAAGGAAGGAACCTCGACGCCGTCAACTATAAAGGCCGGGTGGGTGCTTGCGCTGCCCCCGGATATGACGTCAGAGATCTGTTTTTTTGTCCTTCCTCACCATGATGGAAGGGAGGCCGACGTCATTGTATATCGCTTCATTTGTGCCGCCGCTCAGCAGGCGAACGGCGACATCGAAGTCTCTGTTTGTTATAGCCATGACTTACACCTCCACAAGAGCCCACAACACGAGCTCGACATTGTCCATCGAGAAGGGGAT